CTCGCTGAATGGGTTACGCTCGCTGAAATCAACATCTTCATATGAGCGGGTACGGAATAGCTCATTATTTGCCGTAGCCGAAACACTTTCAAGACGATATTCTTGAATTAGATAACCACCATCTTCAGACTGCATGACATCATTATTTTGCATGAGATAATTATAGCTAAACATGTCACGACTATTTTCATCTTCGATACTGTCGATATCAGCGTTACCTGTATTAATTCTTTCGGAGCTGTAGCGGAATAGCTCGCACGTCATTTCATATGTGTATAGCTTACCATGCTGATAGAAAATTCTTTCATGTTCAACAAACTTAATTTCATATAGCGCACCATTGCCGTTGTTTATGAATGGTATGAATATTAGATCGCCTTCAAGTGGGCGTGAAGATGATACTGAATAACCATTTGCGCTACCAGTTTCTAACAGATAATTGTCAGTATTTGATGAGTAAGAATCTGAATTTGTTTCGATGAAGTATATGTTACCAACCTCATCAACTAGCTTTTCTGTTCGTATCTGATCCCAACGACGACGCGCCATTGTAAGCGTTATCTGGTCACGAATTTCCAGATTGAACTTGCTTAAAAAGTCACCCTCACCTTGAAAGTTTTCAAGATTGTTTACATACACTTCAATGGGTACAGCAAGATCAAACTTAGAAAGAGGGTCTTCACCAAATTCAAAAATCTCATTGAATATGGTTCTAGGCATGTACTGAACATCGACGCCATAAATTTTTATGGCTTCAACTATCAGGTCATCTTCTACTCTTTGCTCTCTACCGTAGCTGTAATTACGGAAGTACTTGTTAGTTGCCATATCAATTCATCATATCCATGACAGGCAAGCTGTAACCGCTGTTCATTTCTTTTTCAAGTGTGTTGATTTCGTCATTAGCTTCATCCCAAATCTTCTGCCCATTAAACTTAACAGCGCCGGGTAGATTCATACCCTCAAACTTCTTTAGGTTTTCACCCCACTGCTTTTTGACAAGTGCAGTGGCGTACTTTTTTAGCCAAGGATCAGACCAAACATCGCTAAATGCTGATGCATCAAGCACTCGATAGCAATCGACAATTACAAAATCGTCAACCTTTACATCTTTATCCCATTTCATATCAACATATAGACGATTATTGTGACGATTAAATCGAATTGGTTTGCTACCAACAAATATTTGCTCTAGCTCCTCAATATGTCTCATACCCATAACATACGGAACGTATGTTGTGCTAGAAAAGTCAAATAGGTCATTTAGGTGAATCTGATATCGGATATTAAATAGATTAGATGTGCTGGTTGCTCTACCAATATCAAATATGCGAATTACATAATTGATATCTTCTGGTAAAGTAATATATTTGTTATCGACATCCGATTGGGTAATTTTATATGACAGATAGACATGCTCTGTACCATCAAAGTGAAAATCACGATAATATGCAAGCGCATCGTCGATGCGATCTTCAACTTGACCGTCATCGACGTTAATATCAATAACAGGAAAACCTAGCCTGCGAAGGCAGTAATCCTTAAATAGCTTGCGTGTTGTTGGTACAGCCATTCTACCCTCCAAACTGTTTGGCTATTTAGGGGTACCTTTTGCCTCATCCTTAGCACGTGATCCAGCCGAAGAACCAAAATAGAATGATACCACAGCACCCCATGCAGTACCGAGAGTACCTAGCATAACAAGCATGGCCTCACCACCACCTGCCGCAGGAAGTCCATACATGAGCATATACATTAGCACACCAAAAAATCCAACTGTAATCGCACCCGCAAGCGCGCGAGGAGTCCAGTCTCTGGGATTCTGTATGGCCATCTGACGGGCGCTATCGCGGTCGCCTGCACTAATACGCTCAAGATCAACATCAAGTTTTTTCATCTCAAGCTTAAATTGATTTTCAGCATTTTTTAGCGCAAGCATTTGTTCTGGTGTTGCATTCTTAGCAGCTTCCATTAGCTCTTCCTGTGTACCATCAGGCTTACCTAATAGTGTCTCAGATAGAGTACGAACTGCCATGCCCGCAAGCGGCCCACCCATCGCGGTTGCGATGGATGGAGCTACAGTTTTAACGATGTTTAGAAGCTGATCCATGGCCTTACTTCCTTATGAAATTAGCCGATACCATCCCAACAAAGCAGCCGACAACGGTCTGGAACGCAGGTCCAATAACCTCAAATATTTTGTCATTGCTTACATCAGGGTGAAATATGCTAATAAGCAAAACAAAGACTACAGAAACCATAATTGTAGCAAGTGACATTACAGAAATTCTTGCTACAAAATTTGAATTTTGCACGGCAAGTGCTTGTGCATCGGGTTGTGGTGGTGCTACTGGTGCAGCTTCTTTATTCTCAGCCATATAGGGCATCCTCCAACTATACTATTAATGGCATTGTATAGTTAGGTCACTACCTATTTAGATTCTTGCCACTATTACGGATGTAACAAATTTATAAGTACCCTGATTTGTTGACCATTTACTATCATATTTTTTAGCTAAAAATATTTCTTGACATGAAATTTGTGATTTAAGATCATCTGGATTGTATATCGGATTACCATATCGCATTTTCATATTGCTAGTACCATGTACGGATACTAATGTACCCTTAGGTAAATTTGGTAATAGTTCATTAAAAGGTAATAGCATGTTTATAGATGGAACCATTACTATCTGACGTTTGATAAAATATTCATTTATATCATTAAACACTACATTTTTTCTAATATATTGTATATCCAGATTTGGATACATATTCGATATCGTCTTACCCAATAAAATTACAGATTTATCATGGTCAAGTAATATTATTTTTTTAATTTTACCTATTGCATTAAAAATTTCAAGTCTCATCAAAGATAACCAAGATGCAAGTATTAATACGTTATCTTCGTCCTTAATATGTTGCATTACTTCCATGGTTGATTCATATTCAGGTATAGAGTAGGTAGTTGCTATGCTATTGCGTATAATACAAGATACTGCATCTTCATTTAATTCTATTAGAAGTTTAGCTTTTTCTTTAACTCTATAATATAGAGTCATATAATCAATTTCATATTTTTTTGGAATAGTTTTTAGAGATACCTCTTCATAATTCTCACAAAGCATTAAAATTGACCTTCTTTAATATCATGTTTAATCCATAATTCTTTAGCCCATCCTTTAACCTCATTTAAATCAAAACCTACACCATGAGAATTATTGAATAAGCATATTTTATATTTTTCACGATATACACCTTTAATAATATCATCGGGCCAAGCGGCGCCGGCATTATAGGTATAGATTATATTTTTAGGATGGTATGAATATTTACCTTCTAGGAGGTAAATCATAGAATGGTCAAGGCTCCAGTAAATTTTAGATATTTTATTCATATTATCTTTGTAATATTGAAAAATATAATCTGCCTGGTCGCTCTGCCAAGTAACAAAGGATGAATTGATATTACAATAATTATGCCCATAATGGGTTATCATGGCATTTGGTGGTTGCCAATAATTATAGATTAATCTAAATTCTGTAAAACAACCATCAAGATATTCAGTTAAATCTCCATGAATTAGTATATCCAAATCTAATAATACATATGGACCATTACAGTCCAAAAATCCCTTTCTAAAAGAACTTAGTTTTTCTATTGTAAACATAGTTTCTTTAGTACCACGAAAGAAACTATGTTTGTCAATATCATCTATTATTACTTCGGGTCTTATACCAGACCCATCATCTGTTATGCAATGAAATGCAAATGGTCTATTATAATTTTTCTTGACCATTGCATATAAACGATTGACATATATACTGGGATATTTGGTGCCCCATTTATAGCATATAAATCTTATCATATCGGTCATGAGGTAAATCCTAATGTATCATCTATATTCGATACTGGTTAAACCAAAATATAATATAAATTTTGTTAGAGCTATCCATAACTCCTTTAAAAAATATATATCAGAACCTTTTATTCATACTTGCTTAACCGATGATATACAGCAGTTTGAAGGAGAAAATTTCTGTAATGTAATTGATATTAGTTGCCATAATTTACCTACATTTTGGAATAAAATGTTATTTTTTGAAAAAAATGGTATTTGTAAGGATGGTGAATTGTGTATTTTTTTTGATCTTGATGCTAAAATTTTGAGAAATTTAACTCCTATGATAAATCATATTAGTGGAAAAATAATTGTCGGGCTAAACAATAGCAAAATTAATAGTCATTATGCCACAAAAGCATGTAATTCTTCAGGCCATGGAAAACATTTAACCATATTAAATTCTTCATGCATGTTATGGATTGGTGGTGAACATGATAATCTATGGAAAAAATTTATCTTAAATAAAGAAGATGATATGATTAGATATTATGGTAATGATGAATATATGACATTTGAATATCCAATGGGTTATAGACTTATTGATAGAAAATGGGTATTAGGTGACGGTACAGAAAAAACTGCAATATATGATAATAAGATGAAAAAAAGAAAATAATTTATATTATCAATAATTTAACCATTTTCAATTTCTAAAATCATATTATCCCAAATATTTTTGTCATAGATTATATAACTAAGTGTTATACGATCACAGTCTGTGCGCGCGGCGTGCCAATAAACTTTATCGGGTTTTTTAAATGGACCAAAATATCCTACCTTGATATTCCATCCAGGGTTATCTTTATATTCTGTAATTTCTTTTGTCTTTAGATCATATGAATAAAATGAACCTTCTCCGGTCTTACTATAAGACATGATAATATTATACCCCGGCGCATTTCCATTATTATGCCAACCTATAAAACCTTGAGGTGGGTAATACATCTTTAGCGCATTATTTCTTGCGCCAAGAAATGTAATTAGGTCATCATCAAGCTTTCTAAGAACTGGGTTAAAATGTTCGGGTAGGGGTTTTTCATTTGGGAATGGGTTCATATCTATCCCATAACTATCTCTAGGAAATCCAAATCGATCCGGTGTTGGTAGAGCATCTTCGAGATACTGACGTTCGGTGCATTCGATATAACTCAATTGTTTTTTAAAATCATCTCGTCTTTTAATAGACAATACTGATATATCTTGCTTAAAAAACCAATCAACAAAATTATCTAAGATCGTCAGAAGATCCGGATTGACCTTTGATAGCGTACGCATTAACTTGCTCCCGTGGTATGGTATAGTGATAAACAACTATTGGTTTATCTGTTTCATCTTCATTATATACATGCACAAAATTCCATCTAGCATCATCTGGTAATATAGTTATTTTAATTGATGGATCTTTCTTTAATAAACGCCAAAAAGTAAATTGGTCCCATGGTTTCATTTTCGGATTATATTCTGGGTATGGCCATTGTCCCGGCGCGGCCTGTATTAGATATTCGCTCCACCACTTTCTCATAAATTCTAAAATTTTTTCAGTTTTGCGATATAAAAACATACCACAATGATATGTCATATTTTCTGTATCACTAACCTTAGTACCTTTACCAGCATATTCTCTAATATTTGTTATTGCAATATCATTATCGCCTAAAAGATCAAATATCTTAGAAATATCTTCATGCCAAATTTCAGTATCACAATCAAGATACAATGTCAAATCATATGGAGTCTTATCTAATGCCCACAATTTAGCTCTTGAATGAACCGGTATGCCCACCACAATTTTTTCAAAAAGATGAACATCTTTTTCATCAACAAACTCTTGATGAGTAAAAAGAGTTATTCTAGCATCAGGATAATGATCTTTTATTGATATCGCGCATCTAACAGCTGCTTTATAAAAAGCAGCAGACATAGATGCAACAAAGATAATACCTTTACTAATTTCAGCTAGTTGTTTCTGTCGTTTCGGCATCGGCCACCTTTTGAATATTATAGGTTTCTGCTGCAATTAATGACGCCAAAACTGTAACTTCAATTATTGAAGTCGCTTTTCTAAGACGAGATTTTAATTGTGTATTGGTTGAATTTCTAACTAATTCAATTTCAAATGCATCACTTTTTGCTATAAAGAGTGATTCGCGGCGCATGTTATCGACACGCCTTTGCTCTTCCATTTCACGAGTTAATTGAACCTCTCTATGCTTTTCTACTCGTTTTGCGGTATTATTATCGATTTGTTCTACAGTAAAATTAGCAAATATTTCGTCCCAATCTGGATTACCCTCACTTGTTTGAGAGACTGATGCAGTTACGATACCACCATCAGCATATTTGAAT